TAAATCTAAAGTGGTGGGGGAATTATCCCCCATCATTCAATTAACAATTTTGTTTGGTCTTTGAAGTCAATGACGGAACGAAGCAAATAAATAGGATAAAAAAATGAGAACATTAAACGATTACTTTATTACATCTGCAATTCCAGATGTATCAACAGCTTCATCAACTTTTGTTTGTGTACCTGATGGTGGAAAAATTATTAAAATCATCACTCACAACAAAGCAGTTACAACTGGTACAGCAGCTATTTCTTTTGAAATAGGTGGTGTTGCAGTAACTGGTGGTGCAATAAGTCATACTGCATCAGGATCTGCTGGTAGAGTTTTAACTTCTGCTCCAACAGCTTTAAATACTGTTGCTGAAGATGGTACTATTGAATGTATTACTAATGGTAGTTCAACAAATACTTCTAAAATGGAAATTACTTTCGTAATTAGAAGATAATAGTATATAACAATATTTGGGGGATCTTACCTAGCGGTACTTCCCCCTTAAAATTAGGAGAAAAAAAATGAGTTTTAATTACGCACTAAGACCTACTACAATACAAAAAATAACAATGGCTGGAAGTGCTGCATCTATTGCATCATCAGCTTTTGGATCACAAACTGAATATGTAAGAATTTGTGCTGCAACAGATTTTCATATTATATTTGGTGCTGCACCAACTGCAACTGCTAGTCATATTTTTATACCTGCTGACCAACCTGAAATTTTTAAAGTTTCACCAGGAGAAAAGGTTGCTGCTTTAGGTGGAAACAATGCTATTATTTCTATTACTGAAATGTCTGGCTAATGGCTAAACAAAAGTTTACTCACTTTGTTCCAAGAGATCAGCCTAAAAAACGACCAGGTTGTCATAAAAAATCTCAGAACAAATCTGAATGTAGGCAAAAAAATCAAAATAGATATAAAGGTCAAGGCAGATGAGAAAAGATACAGTTATTGATGGTTTAAAAAAAGAAACATTTTCCCTAGATGATATGGAAAATAAAATTGTTGTAAATGAAGAAGTTAATATAGATCCTCATTTAAAGCATAATAAAATATTATTAAATCAAGATGATGGTTATTCAAAATCAAGAGATTTAAAAAGAGTAGCTAGTATTCCAACTTTAGCTTTAAGTGTATGGGCAAAAGAGTATAATGGTGATAGTAATTGGTTTGCACTTCCTAAAGAAGTACAGAATAAAATATTAAAAACCAAACTAAATAGTAATGAGTTTCAATATTTTAAAACAGCAGAAGGTAAATTATAATGGCATTAGCGACTTACGCAAATTTAAAAACATCAATAGCAAACTGGTTAAATAGAACTGATCTTACAACTGAAATATCTGAAGATTTTATTGTTTTAGCAGAAAAAGATTTTAATTCTAAATTAAGAATTGGTAGAATGATAGAATCAAATGCTTCATTTACTATTGATTCTGAAACAGAAACTTTACCAACAGGATTTTTACAAGTTAGAGATTTTTATATTTTAGAAGGTGGAACTAAACATTCTTTAGAATATATTACACCTGCTCAAATGGATCAAATTAGAGGTAGTTCAACTACTGGAATGCCAAGAACATTTACAATACTTGGTGATAATTTTAGATTTGCTCCAGTTCCTTCAAGTTCTTACACAGGAGTTATAAATTATTATAAAGAATTTGATGCTTTATCAGATTCAAATACTTCTAATTATATTTTATCTAATCACCCTTCAATTTATTTATATGGTGCTTTATATCATGCTGCTAATTTTTTAGGTGGCATTGAACCAAGACAAGTACAACAATGGCAACAACAATATGTAACATCTCTTGAAAGACTTGAGAGAAATGACAGAGAAGATCAATATGGAAACGCACCTTTACAACAAAGAGGTGATGTAGCTGTTTCAGGTTCTTTTAATGATAGATCAAGAGTTATTACAAATAATAATGGATAAAAAAAATGATAGATAAAAAAGAAAAAAAATTAATAAAAAAACATTCTCCTCATCATACTAAAAAACACATGAGTATAATGCTTAAAGAAATGATACAAGGAATGAGTTTTAATAAAGCTCATAAAAAAGCTATTAAAAAAGTAGGAAAATAATGCAGATACCTTTTGGCGAATGGTTACCAGATCAACCAGAACATAATAATCCTGGTGCTAATGTAGCTAACAATGTTTACTATGCTTTAAATTCTTATAAAAGATTTCCTTCATTAGTTAATTATTCTACAAATACTACTACTAAAGATTCAAGAGGTGCAGGTTCTTTTAGAGATAATGCTAATACTGTATTTAATTTTGTAGCAACACAAGATACTCTTTATGAATTAACTGGTGGATCATTTACAGAAAGAGGAGCAGGTGGAAAAGTATTAAGTAATTCTTTTGCAACTTGCACAATCACAGTTTCTGATTATGCAAATATCGGTGCTGGTAAAACTATTACTTTATCTAAAAATGATGGATCAACAATTGTATTTACTTCAACAGCAGGAACAGCATCTGGACTTTTATTTAAAGTAGAAACAAATAATAATACCACAGCAACAAATTTAAAAACTACTATTAATGCTCATGCTGATTTTTCAGCAACAGTATCAGATGCAGTAGTAACAGTAACAAGAGCAACTATTGGTAGAGAAAATTTAACTAATGTATCTTCTGATACAGCAAGATTAACAACAACTAATTTTGTAGGTGGAACTCCCTTAACAGGAGATTCTACTGATTACATAACTTTTACTCAATTTGGAAATTATGTAATTGCTAGTAATGGTGTAGATCCAGCTCAATTTTATTTAATGGGAACATCATCTGCTTTTGCAAATCTTTCAACTATTGGAACATCAGGTACTGTACCAGTATTTAAATGTTCAGGAGTTATTAGAGATTTTTTAGTAACAGGTAATCATGTTGGTGCATCCAATAGAATACAATGGTCTGGAATTAATGATATTACAACTTGGGAATCTGGCACAAAACAATCAGACTTACAAGACCTACCAGGTTCAGGTGGACAAATTGTTCATATAACTTCTGGAGAGATCGGTTATGTATTTAGACAAAATCAAATAATTCGTATGGACTATGTCGGTGGTGCAACTGTGTTTAGGCTGTCAGTAATTTCTCCAAATAGAGGAGCAGTATATGGAAGAACTGTCTGTCAAGATAATCGTAGAGTATTTTTTTATGCTGATGACGGATTCTTTGAAGTTAATGGAGATCAAGTTACAGCCATAGGTGCAGAGAAAGTAAATAGATTTTTTGATTTAGATTTAAACAAAGCATTTGCTGATAGAATAGTTGCAGCAACAGATCCTTTTAATCAATTAGCAATTTGGTTATATCCATCTTCTGCTGATACATCTAATACTACTGGTATTTGTGATAAGGTTTTAATTTATAATTATGCTACTCAAAAATGGTCAACTGCTACTACCAATGCTAGTACAATATTTTCACAATTCGTTGGAGCTTATACAGTAGAACTTATGGATATTATTTCAGAAAACTTAGATAATATTAATATATCACTAGATACTGATTTTTGGTCTGGTGGACAATTATTACTTGGTGCAATAGATAACAATTTTAAAGCTGCAATTTTTTCAGGTACAGATAATATTGGAGAAATAGAAACTACAGAATTAGAGTTGTTTCCAGGAACAAGATCGTCTATAATAGGTGTAAGACCTATAGTAGATGCAACAGCTACAGTTACTTTAAAAACTAGAGATAGACTTGCGGATAGTGCTACAGAATCAACTGTTTCAAGTATGAACTCAACAGGTATAAATCCAGTAAGACAATCTGGAAGATATGTTAAAGTTAATGTTAAAATACCAAGTGGAGGAGCTTGGAAAGATGCTCAAGGAATAGATTTAGTTGCATCAAGATCAGGGTTGAGATGACAGATAAAACTGATATAGATAATGTTAGATACAGTTTTGAAACACAAGAGTTTTTTCAAAGACAAATTGAGGAAGCTATTAACGCATTAATAAATGAAAAAAATCAAGAAAATAATAAAGTATTCTCTTGGTTTATAGGAGATTAAAATGGCAGGTATAAAAGATTATTCCACAACCCAAGCAAGTAATACTGATCTTAATGGTATTTCTACTGCTGAAGGAATGTTACCTTCTAATCTAAACAATGCAATTAGAGCATTGATGAAGAATACAAGAGAATGGTTTAACGATAGTCAATGGGTAGAGTATGGAGATGGTTCAGGTGCTTACACAGCAGCTTACGCATCTTCAGGTTCTTTTACAATTAATGGTGCAAATGTAACTTCTTTTTATCATGCAGGAAGAAGAATAAAATTAATTGCAGCAACTCCTGGTACAATTTTTGGAACAATTAGTTCATCATCTTTTTCAACAAACACAACTGTTAATGTAACATGGGATTCAGGTTCATTATCAAGTGAAGCTATAACTAATGTTTTTGTAGGTGCTTTATCAAAAACTAATTCATCTATTCCTACAGAAATTATTAGCACAACTAATATTGCAGATAGTGCGATAACTTCAGCTAAACTTTCATCAAATGCAATTACAACAGCTAAAATTACAGATGGAAATGTTACTCTTGCTAAACTAGCATCAGACTCTGTAAATGGAACTAAGATTGCAGATGATAGTATAAATTCTGAGCATTATGTAGATGCCTCAATAGACACAGCTCATATTGCTGACTCACAAATTACTTCTGCTAAGATAGCAGATGGTGCAATTGTTAATGCAGATGTAAATGCTTCTGCTGCAATAGATGCAACTAAAATACATGATGGTACAATTTCTAATACTGAGTTTGGATTTCTTAATGGTGCAAGTTCAAATATTCAAACACAAATAGATGCTAAAGGTGCGTCTAATGCTAATTTAACAGCGATTGGTAATTTAGCAAAAACAGATGGTAATTTAATTGTTGGTAATGGATCAACTTGGGTAGCTGAAAATGGTGCTACTGCTAGAACTTCTTTAGGATTAGGTTCTGTTGCAACACAAGCAGCAAACAATGTTTCAATATCTGGTGGATCTGTTACAGGATTAGGATCTCCATCTAATAATTCAGATGCAGCAACTAAATCTTATGTAGATAATTTAGTAGCTGGATTAAGAACTAGAATTATTGCAGAATGTGCAACAACAGCAAATGTTAATTTATCAAATGGTTTAGAAGCTGGTGATACTATTGATGGTGTAACTTTAGTTTCTGGAGATAGAGTTTTAGTTAAAAATCAAAGTACAAATACTGAAAATGGTTTATACCTTGCAGTAGGATCTGGTGCTGGTGCAGCATCAAGAGATCCTGAACATGATACTATTGCAGAATTATCTGGTGGTATGGTTGTAGTTAATCAAGGTTCAGTTAATAATGATAAAATATTTTTATGTACGACAGACAGTAGTGGATCATTAGGATCAACAAGTATTACTTATACTACAATTACTCCACAAAATGTTGGTGATGTAACTTTAAATGATGTTCAAACTTTAACAAACAAAACTTTAACTACTCCTAAAATTGGTACTTCTATTTTAGATACTAATGGTAATGAGTTAGCTAAATTAACAGCAACTGGTTCAGCAGTAAATGAATTTACAGTAGCTAATGCTGCAAGTAGTAATTCTCCAAGATTATCATCAACTGGTGGCGATAGTAATATTGATTTAGATTTATTAGCTAAAGGTACTGGTCATGTAACTGTAAGAGGTAATACCAATGCTGGTGCTTTACAGTTAAACTGTGAAAGTAATACACATGGTCAAACTATTAAATCACAACCTCACTCTGCAAGTGTAACTAATACTATGTTATTACCTGATGGTGCTAGTTCAACTTTAGTTTCTTTAGTATCTACTGATACACTTACAAACAAAACTTTAACATCACCAAAAATAAATGAAGATGTAGCAGTAACTTCTACTGCAACAGAATTAAATATATTAGAT